CACTTAATGTTATTTATCTCCCTTGTAGCATCCCTTAGTTCATCTCTTTGTTTTTGTGCTAAATTAGAACGGGAAACTGCGGCATTATAAGCAACATTATTTGTATTAATAATTGCTTGTGAATTTATATCTCTTACAAGGTCTGTATGTCCCTCTACTTTAAGTTGTTCTCCCATATTATGTTGCCAATGCCATAGCTCTAAATTCTCTAATTCTTGGAGGTTCAGCAGAGTTAGTCCCCTGCATCACGATCTTAATTGAGAAAGAAATAAATGGGTCTAGAGGAGCTCCAAGTCCATCATCAGTAACACCAGCAGTATACTGATAATCTTGGAAATCATCTCTACCAAGTGATGGCGTTGATCCAAGATCATCTACTCCAGTTTCATTGAAAAATTCATACGGTAAACTATCAAAGTCATTAGCATCATCTGTCCTCAATATTTTAAATAAAACTTTAATTTCAGATTGAGAATCTCTGTTTGCAGAAAATAATACTTTAAGTGCTGTAGCAGGATTTTCTAGTACAACCTTTTTAGTTAAATATTGTGCAGCGTTATTATCTCCTGATGATGCTGTTGAAGGAAGAAAATCAGATGTTGGATATACATCAGCAGAACTATCAATATTATTAATTCTGTTTGCAACTGCAAATACAGTCATTCTATCCGTATCAATAACAGGAGAAACGTTAGGTAAACCTGTTGATAATTCAAAATTAAGAGTTAATGATTTATTACCACCCATCTCATTATTTTCATTTATCTTAGAAGCTACCATCTGGGGTGCATCATAATAAATATTTTGATTCAAAATTGTAGGAAATGCAGACGCCGCCACAGATTTTATAAATGGTACTTGAGTACCAGATGGACTTGTTGCAGTTGTTGGTTGAACAGTCAAATCTAGGGCAGTGTTTGGTAAAACCATATTTTGCACATCATAATAACCCAAATCAAATAATATATTTTCTGAGGCACGAATATCACTACCACCAATTTGAGCTCTTGTTGTTCCAGTACCATCGATGACGGCTTCTGTTTCCACTGTAATTGTATAATCATCAATACCAATATTACCAATAGCAGTATGACTTGCAGCACCATCTCTAGCATCTAATGTAGATAGATTATCAAATCCATGTATCTCACTAATAGGAACTTTATGTATCATATAAAACTCAACTACATCATTTGCTGCATGAGTATCACCAGTTCCTTCATCTCCAGAACCAACACCTCTATTTGCGCCCGATATTACATTACCAGAAATAGATGTATATGTTATAATTTCATTATTAATTTTTATAATCCATTTATTTGTTGAATCATATGAATATACTCCACTAGTATTATTAAAGTTTGTGCCATCTGCTAATGTTATAGTAGTATCAGATACAGTTAATGAATTAGATAATGTTGAAAATGCACCAGATTTAACACCAGAAATTGTAACATTATTTGTTGTAGTATGCATTTGATGATCTGGATGTTTTACTTGAATTACTTTACTACCATCTAACATAATTAATGAATTAGGTTTTAGTAGTCTATTTGGTGCAAAATAATCACCACCTAATGCACTACCTAATAATGCAGTTTGATCAAATTCAGCAGATTTATTCTGTAACCTACATTGTCCTACACTAGCAGTAAAATTTGCTATATTAATTTTAAATTTTATATCTTCTGTAAGAGATGGCTCCCAAGTTCTATTATTATGTCCTTTAAACATAACACCAATATCTGGTTGTTTTGAAACAGTTCTTTCACCAAATAATACATTCAAGTCTGCCGTAGTAGTTCCCCCAACACCAGATTCAGTAAGAGTAGATTGAATCTTACTTTCTCCCATTCGAGAAATCCAAATTTTATGTGTTGGAACTGTTGCCAAAACAACAAAACAATATTCAGAATTGTTTTGGACGTATACAGGAGCAGTAAATTTAAAATTAGTAGCAGTTTGACCAGTTTCATCAATAGTAACATCTGCTGGGTCTTTTGTAACCCTACCAAATGGTAATATCTTTGGACCAGGATAACCGTTAAGAACATTTCTAATTTCTACACTAACAGGAGAAGTTTCATCTTTTGCACCAAAGAATAAATCAACACTTGTTATAAACATACCACCTTCTTCAGAAACTAAAAATGTTTGTGCTAACGGATCGTCTTGCCGTTCAAAATCTGCCCGTAACTGTTCCCTCCTGACACTACTACTATCGATAGTTCTTGTCTCAGAAATAATCCTCTGGTCTAGTGTAGCATTTCGTGTTGCGATAATTGTCTCTTGTGATGTTTCTAAAACACCTATAGCAGAATATATTTTTTCACCAGCCGTAACAGGATCAGTTGATGTAATATTAGTTGGACTTGATGTTAATCTAAAGCTAAGTTCTCCAGTTCTAAATTGTGGATTACCTTCAACCTTTGGGTCTGGCATAACGAAAGTTCCAGAAATCCTACCAGCTGCATTGGTTATTAAAGCATCACCACTAACTAAACTTTCGTCACTGCTTGAAAATCCAACAGATGGTAATGTATATTGTGATATATCTAACTTATCAAAGAAAGGATATAGTTGTGTATTTGGTAAAAAGGATGTACCTGTAAAATTAATATTTTTATGTCTTATGAATGGCAGAAATGCCCTTGCAATAACTTTAGTTCCCTGTGATTCAAGATCAATTTGTTCAATTAAATTAGTTTGAAGTCCAGTACGGCGCTGCCCCTGACTACTGGTGGATGAGAATACTCTATTCATCCCATTTCCAAATTCACCAAAGAATTCCGTAGATAATACGGTTCCCCCTGTTGCTGCGCCATTTAGTGTCCAAGCATTCCAAATAGTACCAAGATTTTCAGCGCCTCCAGCTTCAGCTAAAAGTGTATCAAAATTTCCGTCTACATTTATAATTAAATCAGGAGCAATCTCAGTTTCAAACCAATTGTCACTGGCAGGATCAAGTTCAATTTCTCCTGTCCAGTTAGATAAAAGAACGGGACAAACTCTTTCAAGTCTAGTTGCGTATGGTTGTTCCATTTTTGTAAGTTCTGTATATGGTAAAGTAATAAGCGGACCAGTTCTTTGATATCCTTGAGCTGTACGAGCACTATCAGTAAGTGCTTCTTCAACCAGATCAATATTTTTAATTTTTGTTTTAGGCCTTAATTCTTTTACTTCAAAGTCCATTGCACAAGAATAATCAATATTTTTAACATCTCCAAGTCTATGACCTCCGAAAGAGTCAACCACAAACCCAGATTTAAATCTATTTAATCCATTAGCATCAGTAATTTCAAAACTAGATGCATCACGTTCCAATAAAGATAATTGTGTATAGTATTCTATATTTTTAATACGATCTTGGAGTTTACCAATGTCTGACATAGTGAAACGTTGGTTCTTTGTTCTTTGTATCACACAATCTTTTGGAGAAAATGTGAAAGCAGGGATATCAATTTGAGCAACCATCATTCTATCTGTTTCGTTAGTTATCGCCTGTGTTTGTTCACCTGATATTGATCGTATAACATCAAACTGACCAGATTGAGTTATACTAATAGTAACTTTTCTACCCAAATAAAACTCATAATCTGCTTGTATTAAAGACTGAGGTTTAAGAAAATTACTTGGTGATGCACCTACACCATCAAACTGTCTATGAAAGAAATCAAAAGAATATCCAGTTATTTCATCTACACTAGTTTCATCTGAACTAGCTCCAGTTATATCTTCACAGCAGGGTCTAAAATCAAAAACATTATATAATTGAAATGCTCCACTTGGAGCAGGAGCATCAGGATCAACTTTATTCGCTACATAGTCAGGAATATCAACATAATCCATTTGATTTGCAACATCAATATATGAATCAACGGTTAGTAAATCCCCTGCACCATGTTCTAAATAATCATGAATAATAAGAAGTCTTCCCGTTGGAGCAGGGCGCCCGGCCTTTCTAACAATTCTAGCAATATCATAATAGTTATCTCGTTGACCAGTATCAAGAAGATAATTACTTGTGATTAATGAACTACCGTCTGTTGATACTGATATTGATGCAGTTGCGCCAGAAGATTCTCCAAGAATTTCTTCACCAACATTAAATGTTCTATTTCCTGTTGTATAAACAATTTGTAAGGGACTACTTGTTGTGGTAACTCTTGCAGTTGCACCCGAAATTGATCCAGTAATTCTTTCTCCTCTAATAAAAGTTCCATTTACTCCAGTAATAGAAATAGAAGGAGATACAGCATCAGTACTTGAACTAGCAGATTCATAAACAGCCATCAACCTAAACACATCAGCTCTACCCAGAGAAATTTCTTTATCAGTAGGTCTAGTTCCATATGCATCTGTAGTTCCAGCAACAACTTTTACTTGTTTCATCAATTTAGTTGACTTAGATTTTTGAATCGCAGAAGTTTTAAGTAATGTTGCCATTATCTTTACTTTTGCCCCAGCACCAAAAACCGCATCATTTGTTATAGTAACTAAAGAAGTACCTGCCCCAGCAAAACCAGTGGCCGCAGTAACAATTTGTCCTTGAACACCCGTTCCATCCCCAGCTGATAAAATTGAAATAGTATAATCAGCATCGGTATAAGCTAAAAATGATTCATTTGTTCCACCAGAAATTTGAACTGAACCAGCAGAACTTGAAGTTGCAATAAATTGTTTGCGAATTGTAAATTGTGTATCACTCTCTCCAGCATTTGTTGCAGTTAATAAAGTCTTTACTGGACGTTTCGCAAGTCTGAATATAGACAGATTTTTTTCGGGACTAATTAATTGAGCAACCTTCCTTCTTTCTAAAGCAATAGTTGTTGAATTATCTTCTTCAAGAACAATATTATCATTTACATCTGATAGGTTTGCATCTGTTGCATTAAAAATAATCTGAGAAACATCGGAAGTACTTACATTTCTTAACTCGGCATCAGCAGTGAAGTCTTGACCATTATCAGCATCTTCCATATGGAAAGAGCGAAGGTCATTAAAATTATAAGTAGTAGAACTAACAACAGTTAAATCAACATTTGCAGCATCTTCTATAATACCACCTGTTTCAGCTGAATTTGATAATATTAAAGTTTCTCCTACTTGAAAATTTCCTAATACCGTTGTTAGAAAAATATTAACTCCAGATGATTCTCCACCATACAAAAAGCCAGTTGTTTGAGTAGTACTTCCTGTAACAAGTTGACCACCATCTGATGCAGCAGATAATACTGTTGGACTTGGTGTTCCTGATAATTCAATAACAGTAAATGGCCTAATATCAAATAAGTATAATCTATATACTGCATCAGCAGTTCCTATTACACCAGAAACATGTTGATATGTTCTTGCTCTACAAATACCAATCTTAGTTCCAGAAGCCGTGCCTGGAGTTTGAATTTCTTTATCAAAAAAACCAATCTCTTTAAATGCACTTGATTCACCACTTATAAATGATACATCAGGAGTTCCATATAAATTTTTGATATTAGTAAAATTACCAACATCAAAAGAAGAAACACTTGCATTTACTGTTTCAAAATCTCTTGACTTAGGAATATCAATATAAGTAGGAGCAATTTTCTCAACTTCCTTACCTTTAATATAAGCTTTACCTGTAGAAACTTGACAAGTAAGAAACTCCTCTGATGCTATATTACCAGTATCAGTTATCTGTCCTGGCTGATATATACCTTTAAAAATTTCTCCCTTAACACTACTGTCAATAGTTTCTTTAATTTCAAAAGTAAATGGTTTTGTTGTATAATTACCAGATTCATCAAATGTTCTTCTTGCAAGAGTTTCTTCTAAAACAGAATATTCTGTAGCTCTTGCATATTTTTCTATAACGCCTCTCCTAATTCTTACAACTTCAATAAATGCGCTATCATCTGTTGAATCTATATCAATGGTTGAAAGGGTAAGTGTAATCTTTAATCTATGAGCACCTTTTGCAGCAAAATTAGGCGATCCTTGTGCATTATCTAGAAGTTTAGTTTCTATTTCGGGAGTAATAACATCTTCAGTAATTGTTAATCCAACTTTATGACTTCCAGTATTAGAATATTTACTTACAACTATAGTTTGATCTAAAACTTCAACAAAACTTCCTCTAGTATAATATATACCATTAGATATTATAGCCATAATACATTGATCTGTTATGGGCCCAGTTGTTCCAGTAGCTACTTCTCCTATACTAAGAACTGTTTCTGTTAATTGTGTTTTAATAGAAACTTGTCCAGAAGTAAATACTGTATTTCCATGTTGTACAGAAACATTAGCAGAAATATTTTCATTAGGAATAAATGTACTATATCCATCAGCATCTTGTTCAGTTGATGTTAGTGTGGTTACTTTTGCTCCTGATAGATTTGATGAAGTATATGTACCAAAAAGAGTTGCTGGGTCTGTTGTTGTTGAAGGAGTTGCGAATGATACAGCAAATTGTACACCAGATGTAGCACCAGTTAATATTACAGGAATGTCAGAATTAACATATTGTGAAACATCAATAGTCTCACCACCAAAGGAATTCTCAAGTTTTACATAACGGGCGCTGGTTTGCATAGCTAAATTACCAGGAATAACCATTGTTCCATCTTTGAAAACATGACTAAAACCTCTTTCAATTTGATTCTGAAGAGCAGACTGAAGTTGAGTTATCTCTCTAGCTTGTATTGCATATCCAGGGCGAAATAAAGTTCTAACGAAATTATCAGATGATTCAAAATCATCAAAATATGGTGCTACATTTAAGTCGGTAAGTTGAGGCATCTATTAAAACTCCACAATAATTTTAATGTCTTCAATTTGATCTGAAGACCTACTTATTGGTTTTCTATTTTCTAAGTAAATCATATCACCACTATCAAAAGCAAGTTCTGGGTTTGCATAACCATCTGAAAAAGTGATTGTATTACCACCCGCAAGAGATACAGCTGTGTCTGCACTTGCGTCTGGGGTTCCAGTTGCACTAGAAGTTGCGCCTGTAATAATATTTGCACCACTAAATGCAACGTTTGCACCTGTAGTACCATTTGTTCCATAATCTCCAAATCTTTCTTGAACATAATAAATAATTGAATTTGTGCTATCATATTCAATAACTTTACCAATTGCACCTGTAGTAGCTTGACTTATTTTCTCATCTCCATCAAAAGTACCAGATACAGATGCTACTTTTATTGCATATGTTTGTCTTGCAGTAGATACAGTTGAAACTGAAGTTGTTCCAAATACATATGGGTCTTTTACAATTCCTAACTTACGAAAGTCATTCTCTGTGGTAACATCATCCCCTTCGGAGGAAGTTAATGTTATACCAGCCATTACATAATGACCACCAAGCTCTTCTACTGCATTAAAACCATGTCCACCCTTTGGTCCAATTAAAACATCTACAGAACCACCAGAACCACCAATTGCAGAAGCACTAGTTAGAGCTGCGTCTGAGAATGTATAACCACTTGCAAGATTAACTGTACCATATGTGTATCCCGCACCAGGGCTTGAAATTGTTGTATCTGTTCCTGCTGATAAACCAAAAGCTTTAATCGCTCCACTTGTAACTGTAATTCTTACAATAGCACCAGAAGATGTTCCTTGAGAAGTTCCATCTCCATATACTGCAGCATAATAAGTTCCATCAGTATATCCAGAACCAGAAGTAATTGATAATGAATCAATTGAACCATCTACTGCTGCAGCACTAATTGTAGAATTTGTTGTAACAGGTATAAAGTCAGCAGTTACAAAACTATTAATTTGACTTGATGTAAGAGTATACATATACTGAATAACATAACCACCACCACTGACAGGTGAAGTTGTTGTACTTGTTGGTTCTGATCCAGAATATGCAACCCCACCATTATTATCAAGAACTTTGTATACACGAAAATCAGATGTCATAAAATAAAAACTTGAATCGTATAAATTTGTTGCCCCAGAGGTTGCTGAATTAGTTGAATTATATGTAGGTTTATACATATCATATATCGTGCCGTTAGCCCAATTTCTTCTAGGGATAACTCTTTGAATATTAGAAGAACCAATATTTTTAGCAGCAAGCATATCATCCCATGTATAATATTCACTAATAGGACTATCAAGAGGGGTTGGTGGAGAAGAGTCCGACCCTCCAGTTGTTCCAGAAGTAAAAGGTGTACTCTTACCAATAAATAGATAATACACGTTGTTAGCAGACTCAGTGAATGATTCCTCAAACTGAGCGGCATTATGTAATCTAAACTTTTCTGTAATAATAGCTGGCATTTGTTTTTCCTATTTTATCTATTTATGACGCAACGCCTGAACCGATAATTGTTTTTAATGTTGTACCACCCGAATTTACAATTAAAAGTGTTGATGAAGTTTTCATCATGGCACCTGATACAATATTTGTAGCACCAGTAGTTAGAACTGTTCCTGTCTCATCCCCAAATGTAATTGTTCTATCTGATGTTGGGTCTGTAACTGTTAGGGTTGTTTCGTTTGTATTAGTTGTTGCACCCTCAAATACAATAGATGCTCCTGATGATACTATATTTCCAACCGATATATTACCAGATGTAAATGTTCCTGTAGTTGTAAGGTTTTCGTTACCAAATGAAATTGCTCCAGAACTGTCCGTAAGTGACCCAGCGGCCAATATTGCAGTACCAAAATTTCCTGTTGTACCATTTACCGTAGTTGTCGCAAGAGTTGTGATAGTAGCAGAAGTTTGAGTCCCTGCAACCACACCACTAATATTAGGAGCAGTCAAAGAAATTACAGATGCAGTAGAACTAACCCCAGAACATAAACCAGAACCATCACCAAATTTATTATAAATCTCGCCAAAGTTAGCATTAATTATTGCACCAGCTGCTCTTAAAGTGTCACCACTGCCGTCATTAGCGTTAGTTCCAATTCCTAGTCCTTGATATGCCATTTATCTTTTCCTATTCTTATTGTTATTTATAACGATTTATACAGCATCAAAAGTTATTGTAGTAGAATCAAGGGTTCCACTAATACTATCGAATGTAGATATATCAGCAGCGCCGTCCTCACCAGAAGATATCTCTGATATTGGTAACTGTAATCCACCAGACTCACCAGAAATACCTTCTGAAAGATTAATAGAGTTTTGTTGTAAGAAATTAAATAATCCATCCTCTACTAATAAGTCATCTCCAGCATTTGTACCAGAATTATCAGTACCATCTAATAAGAATGAACCACCCTCAGCACCTACTACATTTAAATAAATAGTATCTTGAAATATAAACTTATCATTATCATCACGGGCGCCAGTACTGTCTAATATTATATTATCACCAACATCTGTACTAGCAGCTGACCTATCCATTATTAGGAAATCACCCTCATCAGTTTTTCCTGAGTCTGTTCCTTCAAGAATAATGTTTCCTCCAATATCAAGAATTGCTGATGTACCATTAATCAGTAGAATTCCGCTATCGTCTTCTAATGCAAAGTTTAATCCAAGTGTATAATCATCTTGTAAAGATAATTTATCTGTTGCAGATTTAGAATTAATTTTAGCAGCTCTTGTAAACTGTGCTATATTTCTATTACCAAAGTTTCCTTCTGGAATACTTCCTTGGTTAGTATTATCCTCAAACTCAATCATACTTCCTTCGGTAACAAGTTTCTTACCCGTATTAACGTTAGTTCCATCTAATACAATATTAATATTATGAGCTGCATAACCAATGCTTGGACCGATTAAATATCCTGTATCTGTTTCAGTTTCCAACTCAATAAAATCACCATCCTCTGTAATAAATTGTAACCATGCCTCTAATACAAGATCATCAGAAGCAGAACTCTCTTCAAATACAATAGCACCTTCAGTTGTTTTAAATGTTCCAGCTGGTTCAGTGAACCCTACGGTATCTATTTCATTTAAATCTCCAAATGTCAAACTACCTAACGCACTAAGTGGAATACCACTATTAAAGTTAAGGTCTATTTCATAAGAAATTTTATCACCAGCATCAATAGATGCGCTATCTGTTCCATCAAGAATAAGATTATCTTGCATGATGGCAGGAAGCTTATTTCTCATACCATCTTCTAGTTGAATACTAGGTCCATCAAAGAAAATAGAACCCGGCAAAGAAGCAAGAGGGGCACCATATGTAGTTCTTGGAATAACAATATCTGGAGTAACAGTTATAGTTGTGATATGTGTAATTGATCTATTTCTATTTGTTGATTCACCCAGAGCATCCTCAGTTAAAAGTCTACCACCAATACCAAAATCTAAAAGAATAGTACCATCACCAGAACTTTGTGAGTTTTCAACTGCAATATTTAACCCACCTTCAAATTGTAGATTATCACCGTCAGTTTCTTCAAGAAGTAAATCACCAATTGCTACGCCATTCTCAAGAATTATTGTATCAAATAAACTACTTCCCCCCGTAGTATCAAGAACGTTGTTACGAACTTCATGACTCATTCTTAGTGTTTCATCAAACCCTGCACTTAGTGCAGATACAGCATTAACTCCTAAGTTAATAGCCGCATCGGCATCTTCATCTGCAACACCAGCTGCAGCACCTATTAATGAAGAAAGAGAAACTTTACCAAAAGGAATGAATCCAGCTGGATGTACTGCACGTTTTAATTCATTAATATATTCAGATAGAACAGAACCAACACTTACTTCGTAAGAAAATTGTTGATAAAAGTATGAATCTTGAATACGATTAATACTTGGGCCTAATAAACTATCTGTGTTAATATAGTTACCTAAGTTAGTTGCCGTAGTTCCAATATTAAATATGATATTAGATATTCCTTCAGCTAGCACAAGACCAGAATTAACACCATCTGAAATTGTTTCTCCTAGTAAAGCAAATTTTTGTTCAAGAATAAGAGAGTCACTAATATCTGTATCAATAGCTGAAGCATTTAAAATAAGACTACCGTTTAATTGTTCATCCTCATGGAGTATAGCGCCGCCTGCATCTTCACCTAATAAATTTGTACCATCAAGAATCATAGTAATACCACCATGATCACCTGATATTTCATTTAGTAAAGTATCACCATCTTCTGTAACTATAAGTCCTGGGCGATCATCCCCATCGGTTTTACTGTCATCAAAATCAAATGTAACATTATTATAAATTAATTTTCCATTTTCTTTATAGAGTACACTATCAGCATTATCTGAGTTTTCTGTAATAAAAGTTTCTAACCCTTCACCAATAAGCCGAGGGTCTGTTGTATTAGAATGTTTTATTGATTGACCGTAACTACTGACAGTATCCTCAACTGGAGCTTCATCAATCTCAAATAAAATTCTTGTATCATCATTATAAATTAACGCATTGCCATAATCTTCATTTACAAGATAACTTGGTGATCCATTAAAGATTATAGAATCTTCTAATATTATAGAATCAGTATTATTACCGGCTTGTATATTAGTTGCAAATTCTGATTGAAGTTTATCCCCTGATATAATATCAGTACTATTGATAAGTAAAAAATTTCCAGTAAGTTCTGTGGCATCCTCTAACATAGTCCTAGAGGTATTAAATCTTATATTTTCACTACCACCACCACTTTGCTCTGTTCCATCTTCCATAACAACTTGGTCATTATCTTCAAATACTATAAAGGTTCCATGAGGATCAGTTGAATCTGCAACAGAATATTCAACTTCCAAACGGAATTTAAATTCTTCAAGTCTAATATTATCTCCACTATCCTGTTCAACATTATCAAAAAGTAAAGTACTTATTATTTGATTACCAAATGTATCTACACCTACTGTATCATCTTCAAAAATAAAATGAAACTCTGTTCTCCCATCACGCCTAATGCCGGTTCCAAGGGGAGTTAAATGATTATTTAATAAAAATTTTCCATCTTCATCAGAAGGTATAACAGAACCAGATTCTAATCTTATACCAAACTCAATAGGAATATTAAGATCACGCTCTAGAGAAAGCTGATCAATATTTATTGAAAATCCATTAGAATCTAAAAATCCAATTTCATCTTCTAATTTTATTGGACTTTCTATTTCTTGGTATGCGTTTAATTGAAAATGAGAATCAACTTCCTCTTGAACATTATATATTTGTCCAATTTGTCCATGATCTGGCCTTCCAGGTTCTACAATATCAAAATTCTCTAAACGTACCTTTTCATTATATATCTCATCTTGTTCAAAATTAATTCTATCTCTTGGATCACCATCTATGGTTAATACTCTTGTATCTGCTTCCCAAGAAACAACATTACCACTTTGATTTTGTAACACAGTGCCGCTAGAAAATGATCCAACAACATCACCTAGAATAAGCTTAGAATTAAAATATCCAACAGGGACACTATTATATTTGAAACCATTATCCTTTATCTCAACTTCTAATATTTTACCAATATCATTAGTTAAAGAAATTAATTCTGCTAAATTACCATTCCTACTAGTTACTGTAAGTTTTGGTAATTTAGAATAACCGTTTCCGCCGTTAGCAATAAAAATTCTATTTATCTCAGAAGCTTCATTTGGTGTAAATACTCCAGGTTCAATTATAACACCATCAGATGCAGTTGAATATGAATCAAGCTGCAAACTTTCACTTTCCGATAGTAAGTTATCTCCTAATCCAGTTCCAGTTGTTTGATTCTCTTGTCTTAAACTAAACCCCTCATCTTCTACCTTACCAACAGAAACAAATAGATCATAAGAAGTACTAAGTTCAGATATTGTAGTATTTTGATTATTAGTCGGCATCCAAAAAATTAAACTAGGAAATTCTTCAAATATAAACGCTTTCGTTTCTCCATCAACTATATTAGAATTACTAGCTCTTGATTCTGTTATATAGAGGGGATAATAATATGATTGAGTATCACTAAATCTTCTATCTGTGCCAAACACTTGAAATGGCTCAGCTGAAGAATCAGTAATAGCAGTACCATTAAGAATAATTTTATCTTCTACAAATTGAGTAACAGTTCCTTCTTCATTAATAATAAATTCTGGTATAGATGTAGTTGAATCTTCTGTAATAAGTCTACCACCAGTTACAGAAACAAATGCTTTACCTACAGATGTAAGTGAATCTGTTAAATCAGGAATAAATTTAATTCCATCCCCAATCTCATAATCGTATCCAGCAGTTTCTATATAAATATCACTAACAGAACCAGTAGTTATAGTAGATACAGAAGCGTTAGCTAAACCATTACCAAAATTAGAATCAAGATTTACTAAATCACCAACATTATTAAGAAGTCCAGCATCATTTACTGTAGCACTAATTATAATTGACTGAATAGTAAACTGCATTTGAACATCTAAAGCTGTATCTATTCCTGTAAATGTTTCAGAAACAGAAAATCCATCACCAATTATAGAATCATCCCTTAAACCAAATTCAACAATAGAATCAGTCCCTTGGTTAAATGCATTAATACTTATAATTTGAGCTATAGTTTTAGATGAAGCACCAGTAATCGATTGTCCAATAATATTATTAGAATTTGTTCCAGCTGTATCAGCTGTACACCGAATAATAATAGGTAAGTTCCATTTGCTATCACTTAATCTCATCATATATTTTTGTGGATAGGTTATATTTGCTTCTTGTCCTAATAACATTCTAAAGAATAATTTATGACCTTCAGATGTACCTTTTGCAGAATATAAATCTCTTATTTGTTTTATTAGTAAACGTTTTGATACTCCATCTGCGAGATTTTCGGGAATAGATTCCATAAAAGAATCTCTAAATGCAGTAAAGAAATGATCTACTGTATTATCAGGATTAGCATAATCTAATAACTGCTGTATAGTCTGTACAGGGTTTGCTCTATATTTTATTATAGTAGAGACTGCACCGCTAGTACTTCCTGTTATAATTTCTCCAACTACAAATCGTGTATTTGATTTGATAAATATTCTTTCATCATCATCAACTAAAATAATTGATGTTGCTTTTGAAATACTACCTGTTATAGTTTCACCAGGATCAAACTTACCAGTTCCTCCACTACCTATCTCAAATACAATCCTATCTTCATTATTAGACCCTGATAAATTTGTGCCGTCTAAAACTAGATAGTTTGCACTTACAGTTTCAAGTAAAATCTGATCAACTGTACCACTTATAGTCATCTCAGCAGATTCTAAAAATTGATAATACGCTTTTAGAAACTCAACAAATACAGGATGATCCGCCTGAATAAAATCAGGAACTTGTCCATCTATTAGAGGAGATATCTTTGTAGTTAATTCAGAATCAAATGGTGCCATTTTTAATAACTCGTTCCTGATGATGTTACGTTTGAGCCAGTAGGATTAAAAGATATAGCACCGCTTGAGTCACTTGATGTAATACTATCAACGGAACCTGTAATAATTGTATTTACTAAATCAATTTCAATAATCTGATTTCTAACTGCAACAATATCATAAGATTTTGGAACAACAATAATTCTTATTCTAGTAGATACAAAACCATCAACATTTGAAATTGTAACAAAATTGATTGATTTTAATGAAACTGCACCAGTATCATAATTAATTGTTCCAGCAGTTTCATTGGTATAGTTTCGAGTGTTTCCTGTTAAATAATATATCCTAAGATTACCAAGTCCATCGTCATCTATAAATTGCTCATTGGTAATTCCACTTACCGTAAAGCCGGTAGAATTTAAAATTCCTCCTAGCATAGCATTATGTCCACTATGAGGATTATAAAGTGAATTGTTATAATATAGATTATATGATGAACTTTCACGTAATTTTGGCGTAAAATATTTTTGAAGTCTTGGTACGGCGTTAGTACTAAGAATTGAATCGTCTGTATTATCAATTTGTTGTAATAATTTAGAATGTCGAATTACAGCATTAAACTTTACTAATTCTGTATTATTATAAGATGTAATTGAAGTACGAACTTGATCTATAAGTGTATCTTTTGTTTTTGTTGTTGCAGAAGAATTGAATCTAAAATCTACAGTTAATATAACATAGAGATAATCTGGATCAACAATAATTGGAGTTACTGAAGCAACTGTAAATGGAGAAAGATCAGAAACTAAAGTTGATTTTTCAGAAGTAGTTAGATTTGTTCCATTATTATTTGTAATAGATATAAAAACTCTTCCATAGTCTGCTGTTGCAACTACCCCAAGACTAGGATCAAATGAACCATTCTCTCCCCCAAACACTTGTATTGATTTTGCTTGTGGATAATATTTTTGAGCAAAAACTTTATAATCATTTTCGGTGACACATCTTCCTTGAGCTGAATAGTTAAGCGGAGCTGAAAGCTTGATAGATTGAATTGTTTCTGCCTCAGTTCCACCAGTAGCTATTTTAGAAGTAGAAGTTGTAACATCTACAACTGTATTGATTGCAGTTGTGTTAGTAAACGAAAATGCACCGTTTGCTTCGGTAATATTACTAACAACATAAGATAGTGTAATAATATTACCATCAAGTAAAGCTTTACTTACAACACCATCTCCAAAATACACTTCAAATAATTCATCTTCAACTTCCTGTAAAAAATACACTGGACTATTTCCAGTTAACTGAGTAATATCAGTAGCCTTAGTATAAGTTACGATAATTTCTTCAGCCAAAGAATTTTGAACCTTTACATTTAAGGTTGTGGTATCTGCCTTATTATCCGTTAATAAGAAACGTTGATTAACATCTGAACTATCAACTGTATATCTTGTTGATACTAAAGTTCCCTCATATATGGGAACATCAAAAAAGAAAATTCCTTGACCTGTTTGAGTTGCACTAAAATCTGAAATAGTTACAAATTTATATTCGATATTATCTATTGTAGTGGTAAAAGCATGACCAGTATTCATAGTAGCTGTAGATAAGGCTGTATCATTCAAAGTAACATTTATAACTGCTCGTGGAGCTTTAGCTGATTTAACCTCATACCCTAAAGTCTTTGCATGAGAAACAACACTAGACCGCAAAGATGCACTATCAATGAACATTTCATTAGCAAGCATATTTGCGTGAAATCCAAGGTAGTGAGTATTATATGCTAACACATCTAATAATGAACTGATACCAGAACCTTCAAAATCATAATCAAGAAACTGGTCTTGATTCTTCATAAAAGTTTTTAGATTATCTTTTATAGTATCAAAGTCAAATCCTGTAATCTCAAGTTTTTGATTATTAGCCATTATCGTAAGACCTCCATTGTTAGTGATAAGTCAACCGTTTCTGGTGGCCCATTAATAACGGTAAAGTTTATAGTTACATCATATGAGTTGTCATCTAATGATTCATCTACAGTTACAAAATTAATAGATGCTCTAGGTTCATAGTTTGCAATAACATCTTGTATAGATTGTGAAATTGCTATAGCAGTCATTGGTGTTGCTAATTCAAATAATAAACCTCTTACACCAGAACCTATTTCTGGATGAAAAGGTTTCTCATAATAGTTTGTTAAAACAAGATTTCTTACAGAACGTTTTATTGCTTGAACATTTGTTAAAACATTAACATCACTATCTCTAGACCGTCTTGTAAAAAATAAATCTAAATCACTATATTGTCTGGAGTTTAATGGGGAACTATTTGTTCTCTCTGAATCTCGTAGAGCAGTTAAATCTTTAAAGCTTTGTGTTTTTTCTACGATTGCCATTACTACTCCAATAGTTTTTATTATTTATAACGAATCTGTGGGGTTATTATTTAATCACCCACATTAACATTTGATGAACCGCTTGCCGCATGGCCACAAGTTGCAAGATCACCAGCATTACAAACTGCAATACCACCAATAAAAACATTTTTGGAGCCAGCAATCATAGTTGGTGGAACTGCATGTAATCCTGCTAAGTGAGCAGTAACAGTGTCACCATGCACAATAACCTCATCTCCATTTGCAAATACCTTAGTCTGCGTCTTGATCAATGCAGCTCCAGCGGTATCGGTTGTATCTCTACATATACCTGGCATAGTTTATACTCCTATGGGTTCAACTCAATTTTCTCACCTTCGATGGTTACAATACCTGTAGATTCATGATCCCATGTTGTTCCTGTAGTACCATCCCAAGCAGTTCCTACCGTATAATTCCAAGAAGTACCAGTTGTTAGGTTCCAAGAAGTACCAGTTGTTACATTATAAGAAGTACCAGTTGTTAGGTTAGTGGATAGTCCTGTAGACTTAGTATCTGTTCCAGATATAGTAGTACTTCTACCGTGAGATGTAAGTGTTCCATAAGTCTCTGTCACATTACGCAATACTGTATCGTTAGTGCTACCCGTAACAAGCCTTGTATGAAAGTGTTTGTCTCTGGTTGTACCATATGTCTGAATAACATTCTTAGTTACTGTTTCTTCTCGTTCACCATGAACAAGTGTTACATGATGATGGCTGTCTAGTGTTGTTCCGTATGTCTCATGAACATTACCTTTAACTGTCTCATACTTATTACCGTCAACCTGTATGTTCCAATCGCCCTTGATGTAGGTCTTACAATTAGACTCAATAGTTAAATTTACATCACCTTTGATATTAACAAAGTCTGTGCCATGAATAACCTCATAGTTGTTACCAACTACCCTTGTGTGCTTAGTTCCATCAGCATCAATCTCATAGAATGTGCCTGTCCTATGCCATTCATGAATACGTTCAGAACCAGGCGTATCATCATACTCTTTAATATGACCACTCTCTGATTCAAAGACATGGTTGTAAGGATACTTCGCAGCATATCGAGTAGTACCACCTTTAGTCTTATCGGTTGTCCTTGGTTCGTTCCACTTCTCTGCCGTGTATTCATCCTGACCAGAATAGTATAGAGGATTGATAGCATCAGCAGTATGACTTGCATCAACTGTTTGTGGCGCACCAGCAGCTGGGTGTGGATGAGATTCTCTATCATTTATATCACTATTCTCTAAGATGAATATTGGATTAGGGGCACTACTTTGTCTGGGGGCTACATTAGGACCATCAGATTTACCTGCCATTGTAGAATAACTACTCGCAGAATCAAGAGGTGCTTCATCTAATAGTTCTTTGTTACCGTATATGTCAATGCCACCATTTACATATTCATCTTCAGCAGGGTCTACACCATACCCTTTGTGCATTGGATTTTCTTCATCTAACTTTTGATCTGAATGTGGTATTAAAACCCATTTAGTATATGCACTATCTTTAGCAGATAGCATTCCATGACCACTACCTTTTGCAAGTCGGTTAGTGTCAGACTCTCCAAAAGAATGACCAGATGCTCTACTAAACACCCCATCCTCATCATCAATACCATTAACAAATCCACCCAATGGATATGGTCCGTAAGATTTATCACCATACTTTGGATCGTAGTTTACACCATCTTTGGTAATTGGCCCAGAAGCTTCACCAGCATTCCAAGTCTCACCATCATCATCTTCTTTTGCATATTGTTTTTTACCAACAGAATTAACTTGATTAGAATTTTTATGTCTAGGATCATTGAATCCACTATTGTATGCTGATTCAATACCACCCTGAGTTTCAGGCACGCCAGGTAGAGTTCCAATAATAACAGGTTGTTGCTTATCCACATCACGAAAGAATCCTACAACCCATCCACCCTCCACTAAGAATGAAGGAGTTTTCCCCATACCATGCATAGAAGGATCAGTAGTAGGATGCATAACATGCGCCCACGGTAAGTCAGATGTTGGTATTGAAGAAAGGTTTGGCGAGTTAAATCCAAGACATCGAACACGAACCCTACCAAGTTGCTCAGGATCGTTCCTGTCTTCAACCACACCCATGAACCAGACAAACCCGTCTAGTCCCATATAATTCATATCAGCCATTCTATACTCCTCTGTTAAAGTATTTATAATGACTAATGTAGGTCTGGATCACGCCCAAGTCGTTGATAATGCTCAGGATCGATCCACTCATATTCTTCTATGATGCAGTTCTCTTTACCCGAATCGATGAATTGTTGCAAAACTTCAAAGGCTTCATCATAAGAAAGATTCTTACATAAGCACCCTATGTCAGTTTGTATAACTCTATATTTTATCATGGGAGTTATATTTATAGGTTTAACGTTTTCTGGATGAATTAAATGCTAGGTTTCCCGCAACCATAATTCGTTCTTTACCTTCATGTTTAGGAACAGAATGGTTAACCCAGCCTGGAAACATGACCATAAGACCCGTCTTAGGTTCTACGGAATACTTAGATACTTCTTTATCAAACACTAGTGGTGCTGACCCAGATGGACAATTGACATAGTAAACGAAACTCCAAAGCTGAGGCCAATGATTGTGCATAATAGTATAATCGCCCTCACGATAGATTGCTCCCCAACAATCATAAGCAATCATATCCACCTCATGAGGATTATTCTTTGTTGCTAATTCAATTGCACTATCACAAACCCATTTAAACCCTGTGGACTTGTCTTGCATATACCAATCGGTCATATATGCTTTAACGTTTGTTCTCTTTTGCTGTCTATCACCACACTCTCGAATCTGGCGTTCAAGATTATCATTGATCGTCATATCTTGATCATCATGCAAAAGATTACTTGCGAGATGGTTCAAGTCAAGAGTGATGATAGGAAACTTCTCATTAAAGTTTCTTGATAGGG